AAATATTTGCGTATTTGTTCCCCCACACTCTGTGTATAATTGAAAATCATAAGCGGCAGGTGTTGGCGGGTCTGGTGGTGTTGGAGTAATTGTTTCTAAACACTCGCTACAGTTATTATATTGTAATGCAGGCACATCCACTGTACTTGTTGAGCTTGTAGGCACTGGATTATTATAACAGATACTTGTGCCGCTTACATTAGATTTTATAAAATTCGGGAATGTAATACCTTGCCCATCTATTAATCTAAATATTTGTTTTGTTGTACTGTCCTCACAATCCTCATATTCTCTATAAATATATGTTTGAGTTGGTGGCACTGGTGGCACTGGTGTAGTAGCATCACACGCCGCACAGTCCGTATAAGTAGGTAGTGGCGCTATATCCGTATTTGAAGTTGATGAGGTTGCTTGTGGGTTTTCATAACATATTTCATTTAGTTTAATAAAACCGGGGAATGTATATCCCACGGCTCCTCTAAATGTTGCCACTATACTAGCGTCATCACACTGCTGATATTGTTTGTAATCAAAAGCTGGTGTAGGCGCTGGACCAGGGGAAGGAGCTGTAGGATTTCTGTAATCATACACTAAATATAAATTGTTACCAGTTGTTGGTACTGTAAATACTCCAGAATAATAATTTGGAGCAGCGGTTGTATTAAGCGGTATAGTATTAATTAAGCCTAATAAAGTTGTAACATCCGTAATTGTATTAGCGTAGGTAGTGTCTGTTCTTAAATAACCAAATCCATTTGCAGTAACATTAAATACAAAATCATCAAAGTTTATTTTATTAGCAGCTACTGTCATTACAGAACCATTAGTCGGCAATAAACCAACTCCTTGATTACCTGAAACAAACCCATATTGAGAAATTACAAACACATCAGTTCCACTTCCAAATGGAATTAAATTTGTTTGAGTTGCTGAAAAAATACTTCCGTCTGTCCAACTTGCCTCATTATGTATAAACTTACCAGCATCAATTGCATCTGTTACACATATACTATAAAGATTAATAAGATTTCCTGATGGACATCCTACGGTTACTTCAATTGTATCATCTACTGTTGCTGTGGATGATATATCCATAACTACTTGATTTGTTGTTGTAGAATCTTTATCGAATGTAAAAGAACCACTAGTGTAAACCAAGCCGCTAGTATAAATAACTCCATTGTAAATTGCTTTAATTGTATATCCAACAACCCCTATCGCACCCTCTGTTTCAATCAAATCTCCTGTCTCGGTTTCAATATCTTGAGATGTAGCTTCAGTAATTATAGGCTGAGTCCCTTCTAAAGGAATGTTATAAGTAACTAAAACCGTTCCTATTTGTTCTTCTAAATCTACACAGTAAATGAATTCATTACCAGCAGGCACTGTAATGTTTCTTGAAACACCACACGCAGTACATTTTGCAACCTCTGGTTTTAATATTGTGTTGGATGTTAGAACATACTCATTCATGTAGGGGTCGTAACCTCCTAGTTTTTGAGTAGTAAATGATGCTGTAAATAAATCTCTAAACCAACTTCTCATGCCTGCTTCTGATACAACTTGTAATTGTTCGTTTTTAGCAGAGCCACCAATTAAGTTAATTACTGCACTTCGTTTAGCGTCAGTAAAATATTTATTTTCACCCCAAACCGCAAAGCTTTCTGGATTATTACTAATACCATAGTTTTCAAGTCTTGCTATTTGTTTACCAAGTACAGTTGGAACTGAAGTAAGTTGACCATCTCCACTAGCATCACTTAATAAATCTTTGCCAGCCAAGACATAAGATATTTTATCTTCCTGTAAAACCAATATATCATCTCGTCTTGCAAATAATATTTCAACATCACCAAACGTTTCCTCTAAAGGCTTAAAGTTTAACAAACCTAGATTAAATTCATTTAGCTTGTTTACATTACTTTCATCATTAAATACACCACTGTAAGTTAAATCAGCAAACCTATGTGCTTCTTGATACGTGGTGTTAGATGTTGTGAAAACTCTATTCCCTAAGTTAAATTGGTCACCAAAAGAAGCATCTAATATTTTATAACTTTCTACTCCATTACCAAATGCAAAACAATTTGCAAAATTGGTGTTAACAACACCGGGGATGCCCGCATTAATATCCTGATTGGTTACATTTCCATAATGATTTCCCAGCGTGTCTATTTCAAATGACTGAGAGCTTTCATACCATAAATCTGCTAATGCTGTTTTTGGATTGCTTTCAAAAACTATTACAGAGTCTCTTCTATATATAGTGAAGTCAACCCTAATTGTAGAGTCTCCATTATCACTAGTACCCGCACATCCTGTTCCTCCAGAGGCTAATAAATAAAATAAATTAGCAGGCGTTGATGTCGTGTCTTTATACAGCCTATAATAGTTAGTGCTTTTAGGACTAGTCGCAGTAGCACCAAAAACGGATACTATATCAGTAGGAGCATTGCTGCCACTATTAGCTTGAGATGGCAACCCACTTCCAGATAATGTTGGTGATATAAAATCATTTTCTATACTTACAGGGTTTGATATTCCATTTTGTTCTAAAATAACTCCTACGTTTTCTCCTGCAAAAAAAGCTTCTACGTCTGCGTATGTTTCACTACATATTATGGTTTGTTCAATAATATTACTTCTTTCTTCACATCCTCCTATTCCTCCAAAAATACCAGGCCTTGTTTGTTCTATCTCTAGTACCACTCTGGTCCCGACAGGAAAATTATATGTTGTATTAACTCCAGCTGAATCTGTTATAAAAAAAGGATATGCTATAATTGGAAATCTATTAGCAGCTTTAGCTACTACTGGTTCAACTTTTACGTCTACTACATCATCATCATCCATTGTAGCTTGAAACGAAACACTGTTCATTTTCATGTACACTCCTGCAGGAACATCTATTACTCCACTCGGCCTAGTAACAGTTATAAAATTTTTTAATTGATTTACTACCTCTAATACTGTAGCCTCTGTACATCTTTGAAGTGGGCCGGCTATATCTCTTTTTACAATTAATCTATCTCCATCTTTCACCTTTCCAATATTGTCTCCTTCTAAAAGTAGATAAACATTGTTGGTGTCATCATCTTCAAAAAATATACTTGAATATATAGTTTCATAAGTATCTTTATCTGGTTTTATACAAAACTTATATCTAGTGGCAAAACTAGGCGCTCTTTGAGTTACAGGAATTGTAACCGAAATTACATTTTTAGTTGTTGAGCGAGAACAAGGAAGATTTACTGTATTATTAACACTTACTAAAGCAGTTGAACTTCTATTAAAACTATCCATGTAAACTATTCCTACTTCATAACCTCTGTTACTGTGTAAGCTTCGGGTATTAGGAACAGCTTGAAGAGTAGCTGACGCAGATGTAATTTTAAAATACTGAATAATAGTGTTAGTTCCTGCCCCTGTCTCTTCATATTGAGAAGCTAATAGTTGTAATTGTAAAGTAGCAGGCATTATTACAGAAGCTGCAAAGCCCTCTCCTGCACTGGGTAAGGCTGGCGTAGAAGAAGTTATACCTGTTTGGTTTATATCATATTGTGGTGCTGTTGTTCCTAGTTGCGCTTCTAAAACAAAATTAAATGTATCTGTTAATGTAACCCCTGCGCCTCCTTGTGCAAGAGCTACAGTTTGAATAGTGCTGGTTAAAGTACCGAACTTGTCTTTAAAATCTTGTGTAGCAATTAAATCATTTATTGGTGTTTGACTATTACTAAAATTTTGTATAAGTGTATAGGAAAAATGAATAGTAGTTGCACCAGTTGTTTGGTCGGGTAAATTTGTACCAGACCATGAATCATGTTCAAATGTAAAAGAAAGATTTAACGTTGCGCCCACGACTAACTTGTCTTCAAAACCACTTAAATCTATTCTAATAGCAGAATTGTTTATGGTGGTAGTATTCCCAAAAGCTGAATACCCCGAGCTTGCAGTTGTAGCAGTAAGTGTTTCTTGCCCTACTTCAGTAGAGTTTGATGATACAACATAGTTAAGGCTTAAAGGTTGATTAAATGTATCAGTTAAATTATATCCCTCTATATAATTACCATACACTAAACGATTAGCCATTAATGTTTGTGCTTTTGCTTTTGAAGGAACGTTGTCAAATAACCTTAATATTTCTGCTTCTGGAAGAACGGAAAATATTTTACTGTCATCAAAAGTAAAAGTATAAAGAGTATTGTCTGACATACCCGCCTCTGCTTTTACTATTCTTTCTATTACTTTAATTGTACCGTCATTAGCGTTTTTATAAAGTAAATCTATTCCTTTTACTAGCTCACTACCAGAGTTATAAGTAACCACAACAGCATTAAATCTATTTTCCATTCCTTCATTCTGAAAACTTTGAGCACTAAAATCAAAAGCTTTCGGTTCAAATGCGGGTTCGCTAAATTGTGATGTAGCTGAATACTCGTCATTAAGATATTTATATCTATAGGCAAAACAAATAAAATTATCTGTTAAGTAAGTATCTTCATTTGAAGCTTGTATTAATTTAAGTGTAGGAGATTGTAGTGGTGGTTGTTTTACAACTAATATTTCTCTTGCTGAAAACTGGTCTTCTTGATTACCCGCAGTATTAGCTTTAGGATTAGCATAATTATTATCTATATTAATTACTCTAGGAGGATTTGTGTTATCAGTAAAAAATAATAAATTATCTATTTTATTTATACCTGTAATTAAAAAAGAAGGGTCAAAATTTAAAGTGGTATTTACTGTACTACCATCATCTATACTAATAACATGATAAATAATACCTCCAGTTTGCACATTGAAAGAAATAATTAAATCTAATTTACCAGTTGCTCCTTGCGTAAAGGCAGGGTCGTGTACAAACCAATAAATAGTTTCATTAGCACTATCTTCAAATGAACCTATACACCTTGCTAATAAACTTAGAGGTGTACCTTCGGTATAAGCTAATTCTGTTAACTTAGTATTCCCTTTAGAATTTTCTACCGAACCTATCTCTGATTGTTCTGTAGAACCTAATCTAACATTTAAAGCGTCTGTATATTCACCATTAGGTAAAAGCCTTTCCTCAAGGCTTTTATTCATACGGCCCGCTATAAAATTTCTTTGAAGGTTTGCCATTTTATTTTATCCACTTATTCTCACCTCTTATATTCATAAGTAATCTGCTAGGGTGAATGTTACTCAATCTAATCTTAGCATTTCTTAATAAAGCTTGTTTATCTTTTTTAACTCTATTAACTATATATTCTTGAACTCCAAATTTATTATTTAAAAGAGCATATTTAATATAAGCATATATATATTCTTCAAATAATTTATTAACACTTACAGCAGAATCATCGCCATTTTCCATTCCGTCAGAGATGTATTGCAAAATACAACTTTTATTAGCCATAGTAGAATCAAAGTTTATAACACCAGCTTTTTTATCGATAGTAAACGTAGGGTTAATGTTGGCTGTCTCAGTATTTAAACCATACCTAGCTCCAATTCGAGAGTTGTATATATCATCTTCACAATCCACACAATTTCCATTTACATCCGCCTCGTTGTTTTGATTTAAATAAATACTATTTAAACTTCCATTAGTTCTTGCTGTATCAATGTCAGAAGTTTCAGTATTAACATTATCACTTGCATCATAAGTAAAAGTGGATGATGCAGTTTGTATATAAGAAACAGCAGCTTGAACTTGAATGTTTTCGATTAATTCTCTTACTGTGTTTCCTTCAAACATAGATAGCTTTACCCAATTAACAAAATCAGAAGGCAATACAAATCTTAAATCATCATACACCGTCAATTCTAAAGATTTAATTTCTTTAAAAGCATCATAGTTTAATTCTTGAATACCACGCTTTGCGTGAAACAATACTTTAAATCTATTTACATTATTAATAACTTCATGATTACCCTGGTACATTAATAAAAAATTAGTTACTATATCTGTAAGTGAAACATACTGATAAGACCCCCAATTACTATCCGTAGGATTTACGCTATTGTTTGTATAATATTGTTTTTGATTTATATAAGCCATAATTATTTCATTTGGTCTTGTTGTTGTTCATCTAATTTTCCAAACTCAAACACATCTTTTTCTCTTATTGATATTCCTGAATATTGTAATATTTTAGCTACTAAATCATTTCCGTCATCAGTAGGTAATTCAAAATCTTGAAAGTCACTAGCACTTTGGTCAAACAAAGGTTCCCCATTATACAGTGTTATGTATGTCCATTTAGGGTCTTTGGGGTATCTTATGTATTGCGCTTGAACATCTGCACCGCTATTAATAGAATTAGGAAATATTAAAACAGAATCTCCAGCTTGAGTATATGCTGGAAATATAGTGTTGGGTGCTGTCAATAAAGAATTATTTAATAAAGTTATTTTATTATGTGTTACTTTTTCGGCTTCACCTAATAAGTTACCCGCAGAAAAACACAACACTTTGTTTAATAAATAATAATCAGAACCTGTTGTAGTTACTGAAGGTAAAAAATAACTATTTGTATTAATTGTTTTTTGTGTTAAAGTTGCAGTAACAGAAAAAGTGTCAATTACTTCTTCATATCCTAGTTTTATATTAGCATATCCTGTACCAGACATCCTTGCATTTTCCTCATTAATTTGTTGATTATAATTAGAAAAATACTCATCAAACAAATCTAATTGTGCTTGTTTGGCAAACAAATTAAAATCACTAGGGGAGATATACCCATAGTTATTCTTATTGATAATAGCAAGCACAGTATTTCTTACTGAATTTATCATTTGAAAATCTTTTTACAAAGATACATAAAATAAAAAAGCACCCTGATTTGGGCGCTTCTTCTTATTTTAGTACAATACTTAAACTAGTTAAGCATTTACAATACTTGTTACAGCTTTAGGCAAAGCTAAAGAAAACATTGGGTTTGTCCAGCTTGTAACTAAAGCACCTTCAGTGGCATTTAGTATAGCTGTATAAACATCATGCGCAACTTGAGCTGCAGTTGTTACTGTAGTTGCTGTTCCGTCTGCATACTTAATCACAACAGTTGTCGCTGTTGCAGTTGCAGTACCTATTGACTTTATTCCGTTAACACTAATTAGTGTATTAGTAATAGGTGCGTTTGTAATTTTGATAAATTTTTCCATTTTATAAAAAGTTTTTAATGGGTTAAACAAGCTATAAAGTTACGAATTTTTAGCTAATGCTTTTAAGTGTTTGAATACCTCTAATCCATCATCACTTTGAAAGTAAGATGTTATTATATACATTGGCTCTTCACCAAATGGTATATTACACATTTTCTTTCTATTAGATGGTGTGTTAAACCATACTTCTTTTTTGCTATTTCTTAACTGTATTAAGTTTTTGTCTAAAAAATCCTGTACCGTTGAATTTAGCTTTAACATTGGGTCAGTTAATAATTTCATAAAACCACCGGGGTCTTGTTTTGCAAATATTAATATATCCCTTCTAAGCTCAGCAGTTGTTACCTTGCTAACATCTTGTTGGAATAAAACTCTAGCAACGTTCTCTACTTGAGCAACATCGAGCTGTCTAGCTTCAATAAGAGCATCTACTTCTAAGTTTAAATCCTCTACAATAACAGCAGCTTCTTTAGCTTTGTTCACCTCAACAAATATTCTTCCATTGCCTGGATGTAAAGCCATAAATTTTTGAAGGACTTGATTGTTTTTAGGAACATGTAAGAATCCATCTTCAAATACAACTGGCTCTAGTATAGCGTTATCATCTTGTTCATCTTGAAATGGACTGTTTTGATTTCTCGCATATCTAAGAGGTTTATTAAGACCTGTCTCTTCATCAAAGTGTAACAGCGGAAACCTTGTAGTATGCCTTGATGCTAATATCAAAGATAAAGGAGGTGTCTCTCTTGTAAGTTTATATTGTTTATCTACAAATTTTGGTGTAGATTTTTTGGGTGTAGTTTTTACTGTGCCCACTTGGGGACTTTGAATTTCTTTTTTCATTTGATTTAATTTAATTTGATTTTAAAAAAGGGGCGCATTGCTACGCCCCTAATATTTAATTATTAGTCTTGGAATAAGAAGAAGTTGTTTGCACCTAAAGTACATACAGCTCTCTCAGACAAGAAGTTTACTTGCATGCTATCGATATCTGACGTTGCAGCACCACCGGCAGAACCAGTAATCCAAGTCTTATATCTTCTGTCTTCAGTTTCTGAAGCTCTATATCTAACATGTAAGAAAGGTCTCTTAGCGTTTTTACCAAGAACTTGGTCATAAACACTTGTAGAACCAGCTGGAACTAGAAGACCATTAATTTTACCTGACCCAGCTCCTGATGGTAGTCCACCTCTCATTGTAGGGTCATTTAGGTATTTCCAGTCAGTTTTGTAGAAGTCGTAACCTCTTCTGAATCCTGTGAATCCTAAGTTTAAAGCCATTTCTTCGTCATTGTCAAATAGACCATAAGAAGTACCACCCGCTCCGTAAGAGTTTTGTGCAGCTAACATATCGTCAATGTCAAATCCAAATTGTCTGTTAAGGAAAATAACATTCTCCTCAATAGAACCTTGCTTATCTAATCTACTGATTATAGAATCAAAATCTGCTAGTGTAGTTGGATTACCACCATCCCAGATGTTTCCTCTTTGTGTAACAGCATAGAAGATTCCATCAGAACCAGCTCCTGGATTAGCAGCACCGGCGGCACTACCTAAGATAGCGGCAGCTCCAGAGTTAGTCTCTGCAGGTACAGCTTCAATCATTGCTGTTTCTAAATAGTCATCGAATCTTAATCTTGTTTCGTGCTCAGACTTTAAGTACCATAGGTAACCAGTTGCACCATCTTCAGTAGTAACTTCTACCCATCCAATTTGCGCCATATCAGAACCCGCTACGTTATACGTATCTTTAATAATGATTGGTTTGTTGTCGAAGATGAAGTCATTAGCTTCTAATGAACCAACCATTCCTGCTGTTCCTTTTCTAAATTCTGAACCGTAAATGAATACTGTAACGTCAGCGTTACCAACTCCAGTACCTGCAGTTACTAAACCACCTGCTTCATAAAAATCAGCTGTGAACGTTCCTGGAACAGGGGCTACTGTTACTGCGCTTACTACTGCTTTATTGATACCAGAGCCGTCATTTTGAACAATAACAACTGTTTGGCCAATTCTAATAACCTGCTCAGCCGTTACTGGGTCTAATACATCATTTACTTGAAATACAGCTTGGTCAGCATTTAGAATTGCTGCTGTACCAACTTGTGTATATTTCGTGTGTAACCTACCTTGCTCTGCCCATTTGATAAGGTCTGAGTTTGTAGGCATTTCTGCTCCTACCATTCTAAGGAATGAGGAGATTGTTCTATTACCGTATCTTTCAAATTCTTTTTCATACGTATCTGGTAGATACTGATTTAAGAAATCAAAATTTACAATATAGTTTTGGGCTGTTGGAGTTCTTTCTGAACTCGGGGTCAACGCGAATGTTGGCGTTGCATTTACTTGTCCTGCCATTTTGTTTTATTTTAAATTAATATTACGTTTTTTTTATACTCTTAATTCGCAGTCCTTTGCTTGAAGGCTGAGAAACTGCTTTCACTTGAAATCCTGATTTTGCAGCAGATTGAGGAGCATTACGTTCAGACATATCTATATTTTTAGTCTTACGCATTACATCATCAGTTGCTTGCGATTTACCTTGTTCATAAAAGAACTTAGCAAAAGCATCTGGATTCATCGCAACAGCTAAAGCTTTGTGATAACCTTCTGCATCTTTTATATACCCATTATTATCTATAAACTTATTAACTAAATTTAATGGTGTTTCATGAGCTTTTTTAATATCAGAAGAACTACCAACGGAATAAACATAATCAGTTTCACCTATGTTAAATTTAAAACCTTTAAATTCAGGATTTAAAACTTCATTTGTTTTTTTCTGAAACCATTGAGATTTTTTTAAATCTTCATTTTGGTTCGCTTGTGCTGTTTCTAAATATTGCCTATATTCTATAAGTTCATCATTACTTTCAGGGGCAGAACGTTCCCTTGACTCAAGGGGCTGTTTGTATTGTTCCTGTTGTTCACGCAAAAACTTTTTAGCTTTGGCAATTTCTTTCTTCTTTGCTAGTTTTAATTTTTTAATATCTGTTGATTCATGAATTTCTTCATCTATGGTAAACTCTTCTAACATATCATTTATGTCATCCGGGTCTAACCCTTCTTCAGTTATTGTATAATATTCACGTAGCAAAGCATCTGGACTTAAATCTGAAAAATCTTTTTGCAATTTTGCATAATCTTCAAATCCACGTCCAGTTTCTTTTTTATACTTTAGGTAAGCAGCAACGTCATTAGGTAGCGGTTCGCTATCCTCACGTTTACTAACTAATTCATCAATAGAATTAATTTCCTTACCGTATCTTTTTCCAATATATGAAAGAACTTCGTCTTCATTTAATTCAGGCTGAGCTTCGAGCTGTGGAGGTTGTTCTTCAACTACCTCTTCAACAGGAACTTCTGCCTGTGTATTTTCTTCTTTAACCTCAACTTCTGTTTCTGGCTCAACAGCCTTAACTTTCATTGATTCTTGTTCAGTATCTGACTGAAACTTCTCCTCATGTTTATCAAGGAGTTCTTGTTCTACTTCTTGAGTTGACTTTTCGTCACCCGATACTTCTCTTACTTTAATATCCATTTGATTCGATTTAATTTAATTACAAAGTTACGCAAAATTTAAACACATTATTTAGGATTAAATTCAGCTAAGTCAAAACCATCCAAAGAATCTTCATTAGATTCAAAAGTTTTAGGAGGTAAATTATTTTTTCTTTGAGTAATCAACTCTGATTGCTGAGTGTTTTGCTGACTTATTCTATCACTCTTCCCTTGCTCTTTATCTGTTTCTCTTTGTGAAATTTGAGATTGACTCATTCCTTGAATCTGTAAATTGTAATTAAACTCTAACTCCATTAGGTCAGCTTTTAAAGCTGCTTCTGCTTTTTGTTTTTCAATTTCAAAAGCTACGTCTGCTTGTCTATATTGAATTTTAGCTTGATTTTCTAATTCAATTTTTTGCATTGCTACTTGTGCGGCCATTTGTTGTGACTGCATTTGTTGCTGACTTACGGCTTGTTGTTTTTGCATTTCTCTTTGTTGGTCAGCTTCTTCTTTAGCTCTACGTTTAACCTTAAGTAATTGGTTTGCTATTTTAAGATTTCTTATTTCTCTAATATCAATAGCATCTTCTAAATTTATATCTTGTTTAGATAAAGCCATTTGAATATTTTGCTCAAGCATTGCTTTTTGTTCTTCATCTGGAGATAATTCTATAAACACGCCAAAGTCATAAATATATAAATCAGAAATTTCATTTAGTATATTTACATTATACCTTCCTATTTTATTTATAAAATTATCTTTAAAATCAGAATACTCTAAAATATCCGCTACCCTGTAAGTTAAAGCCTCAGCCAACGTTCTATATATGTAAAGACTTCCGTCTAATATATGACGAGTAGCGGTATTAGAACTAAGTGCTGCTAGTTTCTGTATGCCAACTAGAGCATCAGAGTTAGGCATAGTGCCGTCTCTGGCTTCGTTTAAACCTGTTACAGCACGTATCATGTCTAAATAATGATTTAGGTTAGCAATTAACATTTGCGTCTTAGAAGCGCCTGAATTGCTAGTTAGCTGCTGTATAGGTATTTTACCTTGATTATAATCTCCTTCTTGCGTATAACTCCTACCAATTACACTACCTGTTTGAAAATATAAACGAAGTGCATCCTCTGGATTATATGCTGCGCCTGTTCCTAAGTCTACCTCATTCAAACCATCTGCATCTATATACACGCCATCTGGCACTGTACGTGCAATAACTTGCTGTAATTTTAAATGCGTCATCTGAATTAAATCAGCGTAGGGAATCATTCTTCTAACTAGTGACTCAATAACTCCTTTATACATTCTAGGAGCTACAGCCACATAATTGGGTATTGCATTTTGAGATGCAGATTTTGGTCTTACCATATTTTTAGCAAGCTCCCATTTTAAAATTATGTTTGTTCCCATAACCATAACACCATCATACCATACGTCAATTGTCTTTTCTACTTTTTCAAAATTATTTTCCTCCATCATGTCATCAGGCGGATTGAATCCATCATCTTTTTCTATCATACTCATATTGCCGTTCTCTTTAACTTTTTTCTTATAAACCATCTTCTTAGTTGTTTTATAATTAAAGTACATTAACGTACAAGTATCACGATAGAATATATCATTCTCGTAAAATTGTGCTGTATTAAAGTAATCATACCAGCTTTGGCTATAACGAGATATTTTTTCTAAATCATCATTTGTTAAGGTTGGGTCAATTTTTATTAACTCAGCTATAGGGACTGTTTTAATTTCCCCCCAATAAAAACAATCTTTAAAATGTGGGTCTTCTGTATAACTATAAACCACATTTGCAGGGTCAACATAAGAAACTTTAACCCCTGAGCCTTGCAAAAATTCGTGTTTAGCTACGGACATACCTGTAACCATCAAATCATAATCTAATCTTTTACGAATATCATCATAATGATTTTCAGAAAACATGGTGTCTATTGCTTGTTCTTCCGCAATTTCTATAGCCGGTTTATAATTAAGGTTCATATAAAGAGACAACTCTTCATCGCTGGAAGGAAGGTCATCAGGGTTCATTGTAAAAGGATTAAATCCTGTGTTTTCTTGCAGTGTTAATAAAGGTTCTTTAGCAACCATCTGGCCTTGTATCATTTCTTGATACTGACTTCTGTGTTCTTGGGATAAAGCATCTTGAGCATAAGCCTTGACTTTAAATAATCTATCAGACATTCCGTTAACCACAACATCCACAAACTTTGGAATAATAGGAACAGGTGTCCAATCTAAATTTAAATAAGATAAATCACCATCTACGGATAATTCATTCTTATATTTTGCTACTGATTGTTCGCCTCTTGCGTATAGGCGTAGTCTGTTAAAGTCTCTCCACTGACTATAGTATCGACATCCATTAGAATCTTTACGAAACCATTCATATTGAATAGCTTGTCCTATTTGTAATCCAAACTCATCGGTCGCTTTCTCAGCATCAGATACAAACTGACTAGGGAATCCTACTGATGAAATGTTTATGTTTACCTCTTTCATCTAATTAATTCACTTAATGTTCCTTTGTTATTATATGTCGCAAAGTTAAGACTTATTTTTGACTCTTTTTTCTGTGGTAGATATACGTGTTTTTGATTTGCCATAATAGCTAAACCTGAGCTAATACTAGCATCAAACTTAGTTCTCGCACTTATATCAAACCTAGCCCAATCCTCTAATGTTCTAGTAAAATACATACTACCCATTTCATCTCCAGGCCTAGACCCTCCATCTAAATCTAAACCTACGTATTTTTCTATGTGTGACTCTATAGCGGCAGCATGAGACTGCTTGATATCCTCAGAAGTATTTGGTATACCTCCAAGTTCTTTTTCTGTTTGAGATAGTTTGGTGTAGTGCTTGTCAGGCCTATTCATACTAAAACCTCTATACCCTCTGTTTTTAAAGTGATACAACAGTCTAGGTTTATTGTTCTCAACCAGTATAGGCATCCCATAAAACACACAAGCCATTAATACTTCCTCAAAAAATATCTCTGCTGTTTGTGGTCTAGCCACATATTCTAAGAAAAACTCATTACTAGGAGCTTCTGCCATACTATACTTAGTTAAACCATGTAGTGCTCCGTTAGAACCTCCACCTCCAACTGTTCCTGATATATCATACGAGTCACATCCAAATGCGCCAATATGTTCGTTTGACGGAAAGAACACACCATGTTTTGTAACCTTAGCATTATTTAAACCTTTTTTAGGAGTCCACGATACTTTAAACCTACCCCTGGAATCTGGAGTCCATATAACCTCTGAGTCTTTGATTCCGTCTTTCCAGTAAAACCTCCCTCTTGTAACATGATGTTCCATTATCAATGAATCATTATAATCTATCTGCTGATATATCTTTGTTAAGTTAAACAGTGATGATTTACTTTCATCCCTAAATGCATGCGACTCGGTTCTAGGAAACTGTCTATAAAATTCATTTAGCGCATCAGCATCTTTTTTTAATGAATCAACTTCTGCCTCCCAATAATCAATAGCTCCATTTGTTATCCACTCATCATCTACTCCTCTAATTTTTTTCTCTGGTTTTCTAAACACCGGCATACCAAACCTGTCAATAAAACCTTCCATGTTCCACTCCATAGGAATAAATAGATTGTACAGCCCTGATTTAGTCTGACCATTTGCATTACGAGTCTTTATATCTGAATCCTCAAACAATCGTTTAAAGTTTTCCCCACCCTTACTAAGCGCATTGGAAGTAGAACCCATCATACATTTACCAATTATCTTACTACCTAGCCTTAAACAAGTCTTAGTTACACGCCAATTATTTTGAATGTTGTTTGGTTTTAACCACTTACCTGATTCATCGTGTACTAAAAGCAAAAGTTTTTCACCATCATACGAGTTATCATCTGTATTCTTCCAGTCAATAGTGGTATCAAGACCCGTGAGTTCTTCGTTCATTACCTCATGCATATTCTTTTTTGTAATCTTAGACGCAGGAACTCTAAAGGCTAATTCTGTCTTTGGTTTATCCATACCATCCTGTATAGGTTTAAAAAAGAACGGAAGTCTGTTAGCAATTGGAACAACTTTATCTGTAAACATTTTCTTAGCATCTGAACCAGTCTTTGATAATATACCAACTCTTGCATCTCTAGCTAGCGTTCCTGTATTTACACACTCAGAAGACCCCATAAAAGAAAACCCTGAACGTCTTATCTTAAGATAATCCATACCAAAACATCTCTTGTCAGCCTTGCAAGCTTCCCAGTATATAAAAAAGATTCTATTTGCTTCTCTAAAGTCTGGATACCCAACGTCAATACTTGTCCACTGCAGATATACATAATGTGAGCCCGTCATGTATGTAGGTTTACCATTATTGTAAAACCAATAACCCAGTTCTCTTCTATCAAACTCAGCTTCTATATAATCAACCCATTTGTTTTTAAACCCGGGGGGTCTGTCGTTCCACTGAAATATAGAATTTATACGAGCCAAATCTTTAGACAACTCTTCACGCTCCCAGTATTGTTCTTTTTTATCTTTACTTCTTTGATATATTTCTTTAGGCTCTGGCGGAATACCTATAACCAAACCATTGATACTGATAACCTTTCCTATTCGACCTGTTTTAGATATAATAACTAAATCGTATTTTTCGTTATACCCATATAGCCAAGTCTTGTTTGTATTCTTTGTTTTGAATACACCAGATGGAATGTAATTATTTAATACTTGAAATAATTTATTTTGACCTTCGTTCAGCAAATCCTTGTTTTGTATTTGTTTTATCTACTTTTCCTTCAGAGTTTATTACTTCTTCCTCTAAATCTATTTTATTTAGAATCTCAAACGCATCAAATATAGCAAGCTTTTTTGTTGCTGCTGCGTTCTTTAGTCTATCTGCCGCCAGCTCATCGTCTGGGTCAGGCTTTATAATATCTTCTTTAGCAACCTTTATTAGTTGCTCCACAGCTCTACGCCCTGCGTGTATAATCTCTCTCTTTAATTCTTCTGAGTTCATATTTTTATTGTTATTTGATGGTCATACATTCTGTATAATTTTTCATCATCTACTGTAAACTCGTATTCACTATTAGGCTTGAATGATATTCTATCTCCACTCTTTACACCTTGTGAAGATAAATATTTATTAGGGTATTTCATAATACCAATAAGTGGCTCTTCCTTTCCTAACTTCATTATAAATGATTCTTCAACTGGCATAGGCTTCACAAAACAATACCTGTCATGACAATGCCACTGACCATCCTGCTTGTACATAAAGAACTGGTCGTTTTCTATAAAGAACAAGTTATCTTTAAAATAACTCTTACCGCTCTGCCTTCTTCCTTTCATGTCATTATAAAACTTAAAAACATTGTGATGAACCAGCAGGGTATCACCTACTTTTATATCTCCAGTATATCCTAGTGGAGTAGCCTCGACAACTCCTTCACGATTAGATGCTTTGTGATTCTCCTCTGATGTGCTTGTTATGAGCTCAATACCACTTACACTTTTAGTATTGTTATATCGCTTGTCATCTACTGGCTTAACGATAAAATAAAAAGGTGACCTCATTAAAAGTTTATATTAAATTCGATTGATACCGGCATGTTAGAATTAAATTCTTTCCAGAGTAATATCTCTCCTTCTTTTTGAATCCATATTTTTATGCTGTCACTTCGTTCTATGTATTGTATTAAATGTATAAAATATTTACCACCTAGTACGTGCTGACCCACAATATAGTGCATAGCGTCTGACTTATAGTTAGGCCCAATAGAAATTTTACGAATATCCATTTGATTAAATTTAATTAATACAAAGATATAAATTATTTATCTGCCTTGACCTCTGTATTTTTTTTGGTAATACTTAGAAGATTTTACTTTAGAAGATTTTGTTTTTGCGTGAACTCCTGGTCTACGAGTTTTTGGTTTCTCATAGCGCAGAGCAGACATTACTTGTGCCATTTAATTAGACTTATTATTTAATTTTTCAAACGTTCTCATGCCTCCAAGTCCTAACATACCAATAAGTACTGTCATAAGATGCTCCATCTGTAGAGCAGGTGGTGCTGTGGCAGCTCCCATATACCATACTAGCATATCTCTTATGATAAAGTTATATGCAAGGGCTATCCCGCACACCCAGCCTATGAAAGGACGCCATCCGGCTACAAAGATTGTTCTGTGCTTTGCCTCCATCTCGTTGATAGCAGTTTGCATCTCTATAAGTTTTTGTGGGTCAATCTCTTTTCCTTTTATAAGTTGTCTTATTTCAAGACCTAGACCATCTACGCCTGAGTCACTAAATCCTAATAATTTTTTAAGTAGTTTAAGCATAGGTCCAAATTACGTTTTTTGTTTTAATAGGGTCAGCGTCTACATGAATAAACGTGTCTGCTACTCCTATTCTATTAAAGCCTACATTAAGTAAAGCTTCAAGTATTGCATATCTATTAGAATGAGAAGCAACATGTATGTCGGCTGCAAACCCTCTAAGGTGTGATGAGTTCTCTGAGCCTCCCACTTTTTCATTATGCTTTGGCGTTCTAAACCCTGAGTTTATTTTGAATGGTGTTCCGGCCACTTCACGTGCGCTGTCTAACATACGTAGAAAAGAATCATCCATATTGCTTCCGCTATCGGGAGAGTCTGGAGAATCAAATTCTGCATCTGTAAAGTATTTCACTTTTTCTTTATTAGTTGAACAATTTTAATGATTGTATACACTAAGGTAGCAAAAAATAATAAACTTTGTAGACCCTCATTAATTTCAGCTATACTGACAATTAATACAGTAGCACCAAGTATCGTAGGTTCAAAATCTAAATTCATGTTATTCTGTGTCATCATTTATAGGTTCAACTAAATCCCAACTTTGAGTATCCTCGTTCCAAGAGTATTTGTTATCATCCTCTGGCATTGGCGTTGGGGGTTGCCAATCATTATTATCGTCTAAAGACCAACTTGGGTATGGGGAAGGCGCAACAAAGACATCGCTGTCTGAGTCGTAGGTATAGCCTGTACCT